GGGCACGAGTCGCTCTCCCTTGCGTTTGAGCGTACCGGAAAATATTTTCCGTATGCGGTTGATTCCGTTTCCCGAAAACGGTAAGCTACGCGCCATGACTGATTCCATTCCATCCGCGACGGATGTGCGCGAAAGCCTTGCGGGCTTGACCACGGGCCAGGTGCGGGCCATTGCTGACAAGGCGGGGGTGCCGTTTACCACGTTGTGGAAGATCAAGACGGGCGAGACCGCAAACCCCGGTATCGAAACGGTGCGCAGGTTTTATGGGCATGGAGGGCTGATTTTTGATGAAAAACAGCCAATCCCCAGCGCCGCACGGTCTTCCGCCGCTACTGAATCCGTAGCAAATTCGGGCGCCTGATCCGCCATGCGCGCCACCCCATTGCACACCCGCCGCCGCGACCTGGCCGCGTTTGTCTGCCGATTCACGACGGCGCAGCCCGCGGGTCACTCCTGCCAGCGGGCTGGGTTTGAGCGCGTGCCGGCGGCGGGTGTCGTTTCTTTCCACTGACCCACACTTCGGGGGTTTTGCACCATGCACATTGATTTTGAGCCGGGCAAGCTGGTCAACGAGGTGAAGACGCACCTGCCCGATGTGACCGATCTGGTCTTCAAGCGCAAGGCCAGCGAGGCGGGCATGAACCCGTCCGAGCTGCTGCGCGATCTGGTGTGCGAGTTTGTGCATGGCGCCCCTTATCTGGATTTGCTTTTGCAACATCGGCGTGAAGCCCGCGAAACGCAAGCGAAATCGGCCGCCGAACCGGGGCCCAACGCGCGCCCCATCGCGGCCCTGAAGCCGGATGTGGTGCCTGGTGATGAGTTGCATCGGGCGTATCAGGCCACCGGCAAGGCCGATTGATATCCATGGAGGGCTGAGCCATGTATTCCACGTCTGAGACCGTCACCCTGGCCGCGCCGGTGGTGCGTCTGAGCGAGCAGAAGTCCGAGATGGACATGGTGGAGAGCGTGATCGCTCAGGCCATGCGCGACGGCGCCCAGGACATGACGGCATTTGAGGCCATGCAGGCGGTGCAGCGCGTCTACGGCGTGAGCATGTGGCCGGGCACGGTGTCGCGCGTGGTGGCCCAGCTGAAGGCGGCTGGGCGCGTGATCCAGGACAAGCAAAACCGCCGCCTGAGCCGCGGCCCTGGGGCCAGCCATGTGCCATCGGCCCGCTTGACGGTGCCGCTGCGGCAGTGGGATTTTTACTGATGCGCCCCGATCTGCGCCTGGTGGCCGCTGGTGGCGCTGATATCCGCCCGGTGGCGTGCCCGTTGACCGCCGAGATTACCCGCGCAGGCCGTTTGATGGAGCAGGCCATGGCCGCCGGCCAGCGCGATCTGGCGGTGGTGTGGATGAACACGATGTATGGGCTGATCCGCGTGCGGTCTGCTGCTGCGGGTGGCTCTGATATCCATACCGGGGGCGGCCATGCTTGAGCACATTTTTGACCCGGCGTGCAACAACGATGGAATCTCGATCCGGGTGGACCCGGGCCAGATTTCGCTGGGTCGCACCAATTTTTTGGCCATGGATGAAGTGCGGGACATTGTGATCTCGCCCATCCAGGCCGCGCTGCTGCTGCTGGCGTTGCGCAAGGCGATCGATGCCGAGTACGAGCTGGCCGTGGCCTTCGATGAATTCAAAAACAAGCCGCAGGACGGCGATTATGGGGTGACGGTCTGATGTCGAATGCGTGGTTTCGCCTGTATTCCGAGTTCTCGCACGACCCCAAGGTGCAGATGATGTCCGAGGCTATGCAGCGCCGGTACATCATGCTTTTGTGCCTGCGTTGCAGTAACACCCTTGTAACGTTACATGAAACAGAGGTAGCGTTTCAGCTTCGAATTTCCGACGCCGAATTGGCCGAAACGAAGAGCCTTTTTGTTGCAAAAGGGTTCATTGATTCGGACTGGAATTTGCTGAATTGGGAAAAGCGGCAATTCAGCTCGGACAGCAGCAAAGAGCGAGTGGCAAAGCACCGGGCGCTACAAAAAGCAAAGCAAGGCGAAAGCGGTAACGGCGATGTAACGTTACAGAAACGGCGAAGTAACGGCCTAGATACAGATACAGATACAGATACTTCTCTTTCGTCAGCAACTGCGTTGCCGACCTGCCCGTATGCCGAACTGCTGAAGCTCTACGCCAGACGGTTGCCAGAACTTCCTCAGCCGCGAAAGAGCCTTTGGATCGCAGGAGCCGATGGCAAGGCGATGAAAGCCCGATGGCGATGGGTGCTGACGGCGTGCTACGAATCGGGCGAGCGGGCAGGGCAGCGAATGGCGACGAACGAGGCCGAGGCGCTGGCGTGGTTCGATCGGTTTTTCGAGTACGTCTCGCGGTCGAACTGGCTGATGGGCCGTGATCGGGAGTGGCACTGCAACCTGGCGTGGTTGATGAAGCTTGAAAACTTCACCAAGGTGCTCAGCGGCAACTACGACAACAAGGCCCAGGCATGATCCGCGACGCCTTCGACCTCGAATCGACCGTGGCCAGCATCGAGAGCGAGCACGGCCTGATCGGCGCGCTGCTGCTCGACAACGGCGCTTTCGACCGCATCAGCGACCGCCTGACGCATCGGCACTTCGCCAGCGAGACCAACGCCACCATCTTCGCCGAGATCACCGCGCAGGCGCTGGCCGGGCAGAGCTTCGACGTGGTGACGGTGGCGCAGGGCCTGGCCAACCGCGGCAGCGCCGTGACGCTGGCCGATCTGAACGACTACGCGCAGTACGTGCCGAGCGCGGCCAACATCCGCCGATACGCCGACGCGATCGTGGAGCGTGCCAAGAGCCGCGAGCTGCTGGCCGTGGCCAGCGAGATCCACGACGCCGCCACCGACCACGCGCGCAGCATCGAAGACCGCGTGGAGGCAGCCCAGGCGCAGCTGGCCAAGCTGGTGGGCGATGCACCGCGCGACGAGTGGGTGGCGGCTGCCGATGGCATGAGCGCCCACACGCAGGTCTTAGAAGACCGCGCAGCCGGCCACACGACGGCCATGCCGACCGGGCTGGCCGATCTGGACGAGTACCTGGAAGGCGGCATCCGCCCGGGTGAGCTGGTGATCGTGGGCGCCCGTCCGAGCATGGGCAAGACGGCGCTGGCCATGAGCATCGGCGTGCACATGGCGGCCGACTACTCGGTGGCGATGCTGAGCATGGAGATGCCGCACAGCGAGGTGCGCGACCGCTTGATCGCCATGCTGGGCCGCGTGAGCCTGAGCGCCGTCAAGCGCCCGAACCGGGGCGACGGGCTGGACTGGGGCAGGGTGCTGGACGGCGTGGAGCGTGCGCGTGGCCTGAACTTCTACGTCTCCGACCAGGGCGGGCTGAACATCAACCAGGTGCGCGGCAAGGCCCGCAACATCAAGCGCATGCACGGCCTGAACGTGCTGCTGGTGGACTACATCGGCCTGATGAACGGGCTGGACCCGAAGCAGCCCAGGGCGTACCAGCTGGAGGAAATCAGCCGCGGCCTGAAGAACCTGGCCAAAGAGCTGGGCATCGGCGTGGTGTGCCTCGCGCAGGTCAACCGCAAAGTGGAGGAGCGTGCAGACCACACGCCAAACCTGTCGGACCTGCGCGACAGCGGTGCGATCGAGCAGGATGCCGACGTGGTGATCTTCGTGCACCGGCCGATCCAGAGCCGCCCCGAGATGGGCCTGGAGTGGACGCACTACGCCAAGGCCAGCGTGCAGAAGAACCGAAACGGCCGCTGTGGCGTGCTGCACCTGCACTACCAGGGTGACCAGACCCGCTTTACCAGCTGGGCCGGCGAGGCGCCAACGCGCGCAACGGCTTACATCGGAAAGGGGCGCGATCTATGACCGCCTCCGCCTGCCCATGGTGCGAGCGCTTCCGCGCTGCGGGCCGCTGCGGTCGCTACCACCTGAGCTGCGTCGGTTGCTGCGCCCGCCTGGTGCGCTCGTGCCGTCCGTGGAAAGCCGCCCAGGAAGCCATGTTCGCAGTGATAGCCCGCCAGTCCGGCAGGCCGACAAAGGACGCGGTGATCGAGCGGATCAAGGTGATGGATCGAGGGGGTGCGGGATGCAACTGAAGATCGAACTCCAGGGATTGGACAATGTGCTCCGGGCGATGGAAGAGACACCCAAGAAAGCAAGGTACGCCGCAGCCAAGGCCATTAATGCCAGCGCGGAGTGGGCAGAAACCGACGTGCGGAAAGAAATGCGCCGCGTGTTTGACCGCCCCACACCATGGGTGCTCAAGTCGCTGCGCATCAAGTACGCCAAGCCCGCCACCATGGCCGCTGAGTTGGCCTTCAAAGACAGTTGGTCATCCAGCGCGGGAGAAACGGGCGGAAAAACAATGATCGAGCCGCATGTCTACGGCGGAAACCGGGCATACAAAGGCATTGAAGTCCGCCTGCATAGAGCCGGCCTGCTGCCAAATGGCTGGAACGCCGTGCCAGGCGGCGCCGCCAAGCTGGATGCCTACGGAAACATGGGCCGCGGACAGATCACCCAGCTCCTGAACGTGCTTGGAACCTATACGGAGGATGGCTACAACAAGGCCAACAAGGCCACTCGGGAGCGCCTGGCCAAAGGCAACGCCAAAAAGAATCTCTACGGCTTCGTGTATTGGGTCAACCCAGTTGGCAGTGGCCAGGCAAAGCATCTACCGCCCGGTGTCTATCAACGAGTGACAACTGGATTCGGAAGCAGTCTGAAGCCCGTCTTGATTTTTGTCGAGCGGGCGAAATACCGCAGGCGCCTCGACTTTTACGGCATCGCTCAGCGCGTGTTCGAGAAGCGATTCCCGGGCGAGTTCGACAAGGCCTTCGCGGCAGAACAGGCGCACACCGCTGCCAGCATGCGACAGCCATGAACCCAACCACCTCCCCCGTCACGGGTCCTTCCGCGCCCCCCTCCAGTGCGGGTAATTCGAAC